AACCACGGGTATTCACCCCGCCTGTACCGCAACCAACGCCGGAAGCGTGCAAGCGGCGTAATACGCATTCCCCGCACCCGTCCGGCGGCGGGGTGCATCAACTGCCACAATTCCATCCGTCAAAACCTCCTTGCTTGTTCACGCACATCAACTTCCAAGCTCTCAACCGATTCTTCAAGGGAAGCAATCCTGTACGTTTCCGGGCTGTCCTCAACCTCTGCGGCGGCTTGTTGCAGGAAATCTTCTGCCTGTTGCAATGCGTGCGCCGCTTTGGTCAGCAGGTCAACCGCCGCTTTGGCGTGCGGGTCTTCCTTGTTCAACTCTTCCCACGCCCTTGCGTCTGCCGCTTCCTTGATTGCCTCAACCTCTGCGCCTGTCATCTTTTCACCCCCTTTCGCAACAACTGCCGGGTTTCGCTTTCCGGGGGCAAGGTCTTGCGCCGTTCCCATGCCGCAACCGCTCTTTCCGTTACCATCAGCGGGGCTTCAAGGTGTTCCATGTCCCGCATATACTTCCGGGCGGTTGTTGGCTTGCATTGATACCGGGCGCATATGTCCTGCACCGAATAAAGTCTGTCCATGCTCAACCCGCTTCCTTTGTCATAAGGTCATCCACCAACACACCAAGTGCATCCGCAAGCCGCTTCAGCGTTTCCGCTTTGGGCGAAACTTCCCCGGTTTCAATCCGTGCGATTGTTACCCGGTGAACCCCGGAAGCTTCCGCAAGTTGCTCTTGCGTCATCCCCCGTGCTTGCCGTACCTGTGCCAACCGTGCTATAACCCGCACCCCCTTCCTGTAGCTTATATGGTACACCAGAACGTATTGTAACACATAAGGTACAAACGTGCAACAGCAATTTACCCTGTGCGCTATTTACATTCATGTTACGTTCTTGTAACATATACGTTACAAAGCGAAAGGGGTGAATGTTGTGCAAAATGAGATTGGAAAACGGATTGCGGAGTTGCGCCGGGAACGTGGGTTGAATCAAGAAGAGCTTGCCGAACTTGCCATGTTGCACAGGGTAACCGTTGCGAAATACGAAACGGGGCAAATTGAACCGGGTGCGTTGGCAATCGGGCGCATTGCGGATGCGTTGGGTGTATCTGCGGACGAACTGCTGTGCCGGGTTGATAAACTGCCGCCCTTCATCAATATGGTCAAAGACGCTGTTCCCATTGTTGGGGATATAGCGTGCGGGAAGCCAATCACCGCCGAACAAAACATTGACGGGTATGCAGAACTGCCGGACGGCGTTGCCGCTGATTTCGCATTGCGGTGCAACGGTGACAGCATGACCCCAACTTTCCAACCGGGGGACTTGGTTCTGATACGGCAACAACCCGAAGTGCAACAGGGGCAAATTGCCGCCGTTGGCATTGACGGGGAAGCAACCTTGAAACGGTTTTACAAGAACGGGGACGGCGTTGTTTTGATTGCGGACAATCCTGCATACCCGCCGCAAGTGTACCCGGCGGGAACGGATGTGCGGGTGTACGGGTTGGCGGTTGGATTCGTGCGGGTTTGGTGACCGTTTTTCGGGGCGAAATCCGCATATGCCATTTATTCGCATTTTTCGGGGGTTTTCAGCCGCTTCAGCTTTTGAATGGATAAATACTCATTCAAACTTTGAGAGGCGGTTTCTGTGGAAAACCTTGGTAATGAATCCAACCATATTCTACATATTCAATGCTACATGGTTTGAATGGTATGTAGCGCAACCGCAACAAACATTCAGCCTGTGGAAAACTTGAAGGGGCGCAAAATGCCACGGGAAAAGAAGCAGAAATTGAAAAAACGCCCGGACGGGCGGTATGCATGCAGGTATCACAACCAATGGTTCTATTCGTATGACCCGGATGATTGTCTGCGGCAACGGGAAGAATTCAAGGCGGCTGAAAAGCGGGGGCGGGTTGCGGTGTACTTTGTCAGCGGGTATGCTGAAAAATGGTTGGAACGCTCCCGCCCGGATGTTGTGCCAAGCACAATGACGGGGTTGCGCACTCACCTTTCCAACCTAACGGATGCGGTTGGCAACCTGCCGTTGTCGGATGTAAAGCCTTCGGACATCAAGGGCATTTTCTCAACACGTTACAAAGGGCTTTCCAATTCATACATCAAGGCGGCAAAGCAACTTTATTGCGCCATGTTTGATTCAGCGGTTGCGGATGGGTTGATCTTGTCAAACCCCGCACGTGACCGCACGGCAAAGCCGCACAAAGGCACAACGGGCGGGCATAGGTCAATCACGGCACAGGAAAGGGAATGGATAGAAACGCTCTGCACGGAACACAGGGCGCACCCGGCTGTTATGGCAATGTTATATGCCGGGTTGCGCCCGCAAGAAGCAAAGGCGTTGGATATTGACCGGGATGTTGACTTCAAGCGGGAAATAATAGCGGTACGGGAGACAGCCCACACAAGCCCCGAAAACGGGCAGAAATACGCCTATACAGGCAAGGGAAAGACAGACAAAGCAAACAGGTCAATCCCGCTTTTGCCCCCGCTGAAAACAGCCTTGCAAGGGCGCACAGGGCGTTTGATAACATCGGCGCACGGGGAAGCGGTCACGAAAACAACGTGGCGGGTTGTGTGGCGGTCATACGTGTCAAGCATGGAAGCGGCAATCAACGGGGTGCAACGGCGTTGGTACGGGCGCACAAAGGAACACAAAGCCATCCTTGCCGCCGGGGGCAAACTGCCGCCGTGGATACCGTTCACGGTCACGCCGTATGATCTGCGGCACACATTTGCAACCATGCTTCGGGATATGCAACCGCCCGTTGAACTGCATACCGTCATAAAATGGATGGGTCATGCGGACGCAACCATGCTTTTGCGCATATATGACAGCGTGACAGACAGCCGGGAAACATCGGAAGCGGAGCGGGTAAAACAGGCGTTTCGTTGTCAAAATGGTAGTCAAGAAGAAAAATAAACCGCCGGAGCGGTTGATACCAAAGGGGTTCCCGGTCATGTAGGCTTGCGCTTCATACCCGGAGTGTCATAGGTTCGAGTCCTATTTGAGCCACACCACAAAACCCCTTGCCACAAAAGGCAAGGGGTTATTTTCGTATATCCGTGTTTGCACAAAAAGTGCCATTTTCATGCAATTATGATTGCGGTTTGGTAGTCAAAACGGTAGTCATAAGCAATCCGCAAAACCAATGTGCCTATCCTGCATCCACTCTTTGACAGCGCACACAACGGAAAAGAAGTTTTGATACCGGGCAACCTGCTTCAGCTTCCAACCGCCGTCATACCATTTCACATACAGGTGAAACGGGTTTGTTGCTTGCTCATAATGCGCAACGCACACAACCTTGAACCCTTCAACCTCAATGTCAAGAACCTTGTGCGTTTTCTGCTTCAATCCTGCCGCCATGCTTCATTCTCCTTTCTTTACCGCTCTTCCGCACACATCACAAAAGTTTGCCATCATGCGGAGTTGATTGCCGCACGCCCCGCAATCCTTCATATCATGCCACCCCAACCCGTTCAATATGGTATCCGGTACAGGGGCAACAGGTTCGCCGCCTGTTGCCGTTTTGTTGCAAAGTGCCGCAACAACCTCTTCCGCTTCCGTCACACGCAACACAACGTGCTTTATGCCCCTGTTTCTTGCTTTGGCAACGTTTGCCGTCATCTGCATTATTTCCCGTTCAAGTGCATATTGTTTCATGCCTTCACCAACCTTTCCACCTGCTCAAACGTAAACCAAAACGCTTTCCGTTGGTAGCAATTGCCGCCAACCTCTTCCCCGGTTTCCTCATCCTTGCGCCCCTTCCACTTCCAAATCGGAAAGGTTGCCTTGGCGTGTTCGCCCTTTTTGACGGTGTAACCAAGTTCCTTCCATCCGTTGAAGGTGTGGATTGGTTCGGGTTCGGGTATCTCAACCTTTGACCCGTCCGGCATTTCCTGCACCAACACCCGCCCGGTTGCTTTCAGCACGCCCGCTTCCATCAAGCGGATTGATTCGGTCAAAATGATCTGCGCATTCGTGATTGCCATTTTTATTCTCCTTTCTGCCGCCAATCGTAGCGGTAAACGGTCACATACTTATTCGGTGCGGTGTACCCCTTCGGGAAGCCCATGTCCTTTTCCAACTGCCGTGCGGTCATGCGCATACACACCCGGAAATTCGGGTCATCTGCCTTTTCGGCTTTTTCCCACGCCGTCCGTTCTGCCTGTGTTTCAAAACCCTTCCACCAACGTGCCATTTGATTGCCCTTTCTGCCGGGTACAATGCCCCCGGCGGGGCGTGTCTAATCAGTAAAGGAAATATGCCGCTTCCTTCATCCACGGGCGTTCCTGCCGCAATATTGTGGCAATACTGCGGTCAATGCGCTTTGCCTTGGCTTTGTCCTCTGTCTGCGCCTTTTTGTGCGCCAACACGTTCAGCCTGTTGCATACTGCAATGCGGCGTTCCGTTTCTGCCGGGGTGCATCCCATCTGCTTGAAAGTCA